CCCGGACAGCTGCACCTGCAGCTGCCACGTCGGCGGCTCCCGTGCCCCGTGCAAGGCGTGCCGGCCACCCGGCCGGACCCGGCTGGTGCCGACCGGCCGCCAGGACCAGGCAACCGATCCGGCGGCTGAACGGCGGGCCCGGTTGCGGGCGGCCGCGGTCGCGCGGCGCCGTGCCGAGGAGGCGCGCTGGGCCGACAAGGGCCCTACGATGCGCCTGGCCGGCACCCTCAACCCCAACCAGGAGAAGGTGACGAGTTGACCGAGACGTGGATGCTGGACCTCGACGAGAACCACCAAAACCCCTGGCGTGCGCACCTGATCGTCGAGGCGGGCTCAATGCACGCAGTAACGGCGTGCGGCATCCGGGCGACACCGCACACCCACCCCTGGGGCTGGCGGACCACCGAGAACGGGGACCTGCCGCTGTCCGGGCCGAACAGCATCCACTGTGGGCGGACGCCTGAGGCGATCACTGCCTACCGGGCCGACAAGGGCTGGTCTTCAGGAGAGGTGACGCGTTGACGATCGTCTACATCAGCATCGGGAACAGCGACGACAAGCTGACTCAGCTGGAGTGGGCCCAGTTCCAGGACGAGGTCGACCAGCTGGTCATGGCGAACGTCGCTCGGACTCACGGGCGCTGGGTGTCGTTGGCCACCGACCCGTGGCAGAACGCCTGCTGGTGCGTCGAGCTGATGCCGACCGCCGCCTGGACGGCCGTGCTCCGGGCCGGCCTGGCCGAGCTGGCCCAGCGGTGGCGACAGGACTCCATCGCCTGGGCCGAGGTCCGCGAGACGGAGTTCCTCGGACCGGGGACCTCGCCGTGAACCATGGCCTGGCCGTTGGCCTGGCGGTCGTCTGTGCAGCGAACCTGCTGACCGTGGTCACGATGCGGGTACTGCGTCGCCGGCGGCCGCGGCCGACCCTCCGATCGACCGGCGTCCCACCGGAGGTCTGGGCGCGGGGCGGCGAGCCGCTTGACGATGGCAGCTCGCGCGACGCATGATCGACCTCGCCGGCTAGGAGTCTGCCCAGACCCAGCCAACGACCGTCCGAAGGGGACCACCACTGGTGGTCCCCTTCGCCGTGTCCGGGAGGAATCCCTCATGCCCCAGAACACCGACCCGATCCCGGTCAACGTGTTCATCCCCCAACTCGCCACCGTGCTGGTCGAGCTGCGGCTGATGCGCGCTGCCCTGGCCCGGGTCCTCACGACCCAGGGAGTGGAAATGTCCAAGCTCACCGACCTCCAGGAAATCGACACCGAGCTCGCCGACGCCGTCACCGCCCTCAGCGGCGCCGTGTCCGACGTGGCCGCCGACGTGACCCGCCTCGACGCCGACTTCGCCGCCCTCGAGACCGCCGCCGCCAACGGCGACGTCCTCGGCCTGGACGCCGAGATCGCGAAGATCCGCGGCACCATCGACCAGGTCAAGGCCTCCGCCCAGGCCGCGGTCGACGCGAAAGCGTCGATCGACACGACCGACCCGGCCCCGGCCGCCCCCGTCGAGCCCGCGCCGGCCACGGACGGCACCGCCGACCAGGCGCCGGCCGAGCCGACCGCCTGACCCAGCTCGAGCACGACCACCGCACCCCGGCTGCTGGCCGGCCGGGGTGCGGGCTTCCAACCCCCCAACCCTGAGGAGCGATCGTGGAGCTCGAAGGCCGCCACCCCGGCACCGCCCAGATCGCCCGGTACTTCGCGTACGACCACTTGCCCGCCCACCTGCAGGCGGTCAGCAAGCCGGTTCACGACCTCGCCGAGCAGATGATCGCCCGTCTGCCCGACGGACCCGAGCTCACCGCAGGGCTGCGCAAGCTCCTCGAGGCAAAGGACTGCCTCGTCCGCGCGGCCCTGGACGCCACCACGGAAGGACAGCGGCCATGACCCGCGACGAGGCGTTGACGGCCCTGGCCGAGGTCCAGGCCGCCATGCACGAACAGCACGCCGACAACCCGGACCGGCTCCACCAGCTGGACCACCACATCAACACCGCCGCCATGGTCGTCGAGCACCTGGACGACGAGGCCAACCGCAAGGGAGCCTGACCGTGGGCCGCTTCAACGCCGTCGTCGAGTCACAGACCGCCCAACCGGCCGGCACCCCATCGGGCACCACGTTCAACGGCTACTTCGCCGCGATCGTCGCCGGGGCCTCCGCCAACTACAAGCTCCGCCGCCTGATCCTGGGCGTCCGCGCCGGCGGCGGCGTGCCCACCAGCCAGCAGATGACCGTCGCCGTTTACCGGCCGACCGTCCGCCCCTCCGGCACCGGCCTGAGCACCGTGGTCGGGGGCAACCTGGACTCGCGTGGCGCCGCATCCGCGATCACCGGGATCGACGTGACCACCGCGGCGGCGGCCGGCACGACCGGGCCGACCATCGCGGCCACCCCCCGGCTTGAGCTGACGTTCAACACGCAGGTCGGGTTGGACGTGCCGTGGGAGCAGGTTGAGGAGCTGTTCTGCGACCAGGGCACGGCGAACGGGCTGGCGTTCGTGAACATCGGGTCGGCCCTGCCGACCGCGCACCTGTTCACCCTGTCGCCCGAGTGGGAAGAGTAAGCCTCCACTAAGGACGGTTCCCGGTGACGGCGACGCTGCTCGGGTCGAACACGTACGGCTTCGCCGACGGGAACACCGGGCACAGCGTCAACCTCGGCTCGTCGCCCAACGTGGGCGAGCTCGACGTGCTGTGCGTCAACTCGGACACCACGGTCAGCACGCCGTCGGGGTTCTCGGTCGCACCGTCCAATGTGGGCGGGCAGGGCACCTACGTGTTCCGCCGAATCGCCGTCGGCGGCGAGGGCAGCACCGTCACGGTCACCACGTCGGGCAACTTCGACACGACGGTCAGCTGGAGCCGTTGGGGCAGCATCCACGCCGCCGACCAGGCCACCATCGACAGCGCCAGCAGCGCGGCCACCACCACACCGGCGCACTCCACGGGCGCCCTGGCCGAGACCAACGAGCTCGTCGTCGCGTTCGCCGCCCTGCACAACTTCCCCGGATCCAACCCGACCGCGCCCGTCTGGTCGTCGGGGTACACCGGGCTGACCGCGATCGTCCAGGGCCAGGTCTGCGGATTCGTCGGCTACAGCCTGACCGCCGGCACCGCGGCCGACACCCCGTCGGTGTCCTGGACGAACAGCGCGGTCGACCGGGACATCGGCACGCTGACCTTCACCACGTTCACCCCGTCCGCGCCGGCGTTGCCGCCGGTCGCACCAACACGGCGGCGGGCGTTCGCGGCGAAGGTCCGCCGCACACAGGTCAGGCTTCCTCCGGGGCAGGGGGAACGGCCGGGTCGGGCAACGGCGGGGCGCCGCCCGACCCGGCCACTACCCATCCGCCGCGCCCGCCAATCCGCGCCACCACCCCCGGCCGCACCGGTGCCGATGGGCTGGCGGCGGCCCCGGGCACGGCCGCTGCCCCCCGTCCGCCGGCGCCGCGCCCTTGTGCCGCTGGTCGGAGCCGCCCCTCCGCCCGCCGTCAACGACTGGACCTTCACCGCCGGAACCCCATCAACCGGCTGGCACGTCCGCCTGGCCGACCCCGTCGTCGCCTGGACGGCCGGGCCCGTGGACATCGACTGGGAGGCCCGCTGATGGAGACGATCTCCGCGGCCTCGACGATCTACGTCCGCGCCACCATCGACGCGAAGGACGAGCAGGGCCTGCCGCGCAACCCGACCGGGGACACCGTGCAGGTCGGGTTCAGCATGTCCGACGCGGCCCCGTCGACGTGGCAGGCTGCGGACTGGGTGACGAACACCAACGCCAACCCTGTCCAGTACCGGGCCCGGACCCTGCTGACCGCGGGCACCCTGGCCGCCGGGATCTGGACGATGTGGGTGAAGATCACCGACAGCCCGGAGGTGCCCGTCATCCCGGCCGACCAGATCCGGATCGTTTGATGACCACGGGCATGCCGGCTGGGATCTGGCTCCAGAAGTTCGGCACGATCATCGAGGACTACTTCGGGTACGTCCCGTACCACGTGGGCTCATCGCTCGTCACCAAGGACTGGCGCGACGTCGATGTGCGGCTGATCCTGCCCGACGAAGAGTACGCAGCTCAGTTCGGCAGCATCCACGCCTCGGCCATCGGTGACCGGAAGCTGGCGGCGATCACGCTCGCGTTCGCTTCGCTCGGCACCGCAATGACCGGGCTGCCGATCGACTTCCAGATCCAGCCCCAGTCGTGGGCGAACGAGCACTACCCGCACTCCCGATCGGCGCTCATCGAGATCAACCGCGCGCCTGCGGAGGCCGACTGATGGCCCGCGGCGACAACCCCCGGGCGGCCACCGGCAAGTTCGAGCGCACTGCCACGACGGTCGAGCGCGACGCCCAGGCCGCGAAGCTCCGCGCTGAAGGCTGGACCCACCGCGCCATCGCCGAACACCTCGGCTTCCGCAACGCCAAGGCCGTCGGCTTCGCCATCCGCCGGGCCCTCCTCGACATCGTCCAGGAACCGGCGACCGAGCTGCGTCAGCTCGAGCTAGCCCGCCTCGACGAAGCCCTCCGCGTCGCGTTCGAGGTGCTCCGGACCAAACACGTGGTGGTGTCCCACGGCATCGTCGTCCGGACCCGCGTCGTCGACCCGGCGACCGGGAAACGGGTCACGGTGCCGCTGATCGACGACGCGCCCCGCCTGCAGGCCATCGACCGCATCGTCAAGATCGCCGAACGGCGCGCCAAGCTCCTCGGCCTCGACGCCCCCACCCAGATCCAAGTCCTCACCATGGACGTGATCGATGCCGAGATCGCCCGCCTCACCGCCGAAGTCGGCGGCGACCTCGCTGGAACACCTCCGCCTGCTGAAGCTCCTACAGCTCCGTGAGCTGCACCGGCTGAAGGCCGAACGCGACCGCGCCACCGTCGCCCGCTACCAGACCGACCCGACCGCGTGGGTCACCGACCGGATCCACGAGTTCGCCTGGTCCAAGCAGCGCGAGGTCATGGACAGCCTCCTCGCCCACCGGCGCACCGCGGTCCGGTCGTGCCACGGGGTCGGGAAGTCCCACATCGCGTCCCGGGTCGCCGCCTGGTGGCTCGACGTGCACCCACCCGGCCAAGCGTTCGTGGTCACCTCCGCCCCCACGTTCGCGCAGGTGCGGGCGATCCTGTGGCGCTACATCCGGCAGCTGCACCGCAAAGCCGACCTGCCCGGGAAGGTCAACCAGACCGAGTGGTCCCTGGACGGTGAGCTCGTCGCGTTCGGTCGCAAGCCGGCCGACCATGATGAGGCCGCGTTCCAGGGCATCCACGCGTTGTTCGTCTTGGTGATCTTGGACGAGGCGTGCGGGATCCCCGAGCAGCTGTGGATCGCCGCCGACTCGCTGACGACCAACCCGGACTGCCGGATGCTGGCCATCGGCAACCCCGACAACCCGCAATCCCACTTCGCGAAGGTCTGCGCCCCCGGGTCGGGCTGGAACACGATCGGGATCAGCGCGTTCGACTCGCCCAACCTCACCGATGAGGAAGTCCCCGACGAGCTCGGCCGCCTCCTCGTCGGCCGGGACTGGGTCGAGGAGAAGGCCGCCGAGTGGGGCGTCGACAACCCGATCTACCTGTCCAAGATCCTCGGCGTGTTCCCACCCGACGACCCCAACAGCGTCGTGCGGGCGTCCGACGTGGCCCTGTGCCGGGTCGGCACGGAGATGCCCCTCGCCGAGCACGAGATGCTCCCGGTCGAGCTCGGCGTCGACGTGGGCGGCGGCGGCGACGAGACCGTCATCCGGGAACGCCGCGGTCCCCTCGCTGGGCGAGAGTGGCGGCACCACTCCGACCGGGCCGAGGAGATCGCCCCGCTGATCCTGCACGCCCTTCGGGAGACCGGGGCGACAGCGGTCAAGATTGACCGCATCGGCGTCGGCGCCGGCCTCATCGGTGAGCTGCGGAACATGGCCAAGGACGGCCTCCACAAGGCGACCATCGTGGCGGTCAACGTCGCCGAGAAAGCCCACGACGAGATCAAGTTCGCGAACCTGCGGGCCCAGATCTGGTGGGAGATCGGCCGCGGCAACAGCGAACGCCGCCTGTGGGACCTGTCCACTATGGAGAACGCGGACACGACCGCGGCGCAGCTCCTCGCCCCCCGCTGGACGACCGACACCAAGGGCCGGATCCTCATCGAGCCCAAGGACGACGTGATCAAACGGATCGGCCGGTCGCCGGACAACGCCGACGCGCTGCTGCTGGCCTACTACTCGCCGAAGCGGTCGCTGTCCAACTTCTTCGACCAGCTCGCCAAGACCCGATAGGAGGTGCGGCCGGTGTCCCGTCGTCGAAGCCGCACCATCACCAAGGCCAGCCGGCCTGGCAGCTTCGCCGCCGGCAACAGCCCCGTCCAGGTCGGTGCCGTCTACAGCGCCGAGCAGGTTGTCGCGATGCTCCAGGCCACCGTGGCCGCCCGCGGCGGCCAGGCCGCCCGCCCGCTCCCGCGGCTGGACCCGATGGTGCCGTTCGGGCCTGGGGTGCCGCTCGACCCGGCCCCGATCAACCCGCTGCGGCCCGGCTCCGACCGGCCCGAGCCCCGCCAGTTTGAGTACCCGGTCACGTGGAACCTGCCCGGGTTCGGCGACCGGCTCACACCGTGGAAGGTGCTCCGCGACGCCGCCGACCAGGTGCCGCTGATCCGCCGCTGCATCGAGATCCGCAAGGCCGAGGTCGCGACCCTCGACTGGGACATCACCATCTCGGCGAAGGCCGTCGAGCGTGCCCAGCGGCAGGACCCGAACAGTGCCCGCTCCGACGTGGAGAAGGCGATGCGGAAGCGGGTCGACCCGCACATCGGCCGCCTCGTCGAGTTCTGGGAGCAGCCCGACCGGCGCAACGGGCACGACTTCATCGCCTGGGCGTCGAAGGTCCTCGAGGAGTACTTCGTTATCGACGCGATCGCGATCTACCCCCGGCAGACCC